ATATTGGACTAAATTGAAAGATAGTATGTTTAAGATGTGGGATTATCTAAAGGGTTTAGATTGGGAAAAAATAAAAAAGAATGTATTTGATGGATTGGTTACTACAATTAAAGTATTAACAAAAGTTGTAGGAAAAATTGCCGAGATATTCTTTGGTAAAAAGGTGACTGATACTGATGGTAAAGAAACTGGAGAGTTAAATTCCGATGGATCATTTAAACGAACAGGTGGTATGTTTGGTGAAGACTCCAGCATGATAGATAAAGCAAAAGGAATGCTTGTATTATCATTATTGCTTAATCCACTTGGAACAGTCATAATGGGGTTTAAAGCACTTAAAGGTATTTTTGCTGGTTTAACTTTTTTAACAACTTCTTTCCAAGCAGCAGGTGGTGGTGTCGGATTATGGGCAACAACTAAAACATTTTTGACGGCATTTACCACAAGTGGTATTCTTGCTCCGATTGCAATTGTAGCTGGTTTGGGTCTTGCAATCAAGGATGGTATATTTGGATATTTCAAGCATGAAGAATGGGAAGCTTCTAAAGTTGCTTCAGCTTTAGGTGGTTTTTTTGGTGGAATAGGTGAGGGTGGTTGGAGAAGCGCATTTACAAATAGTGGTAAATGGGCAATGATGGGTGCAGGTACAGGATTTCTTCTAGGCCTCGTGCCAGGTGCTATAGCTGGTGGTATAATTGGTGCAGCATTGGGTGGTATAATGGGTTTTGTTGGCGGGAAGAAAATCGCACAGGCGATTGATAAACTTGCAACTATAGGTGAGTTCTTACTTAAACCCGTTACTGACGCATTTGAAATAATGTTCAGAGATTTTAAAATTACTCTTATAAATCCTATAGTAGATTCTATAGAACCAATAGGAAAATGGATAAGTACAAAAACAAAACCAATCGTAGATTGGTTTGATGGTTTTGTAGCTATGTTGGATAAAGCTATTTTCAATCCTATCGGGTTATTTTTCCGAGGCCTCAGTAGCATTTTCAAGATTGACGGTCAAGCAATGAAAGATTTCAATAACACCAATATGTATGATGGTACATTTGGAGATGACGACAACAGGGAAAAGCAAAGACTAGCAAGAGAGAAAGCAAAAGAGAAAAAGGATAAAGAAGACAAGATAGCAGCTTTGCAAGCTGAAATTTCTGGAATGAAAAAGAAGAAAGGAGAAAAAGGAATCTTTTGGGATACTGATGCAGAAACGGATGAAGATTTTACAGTCCGTAAAGAAAATAAAAGGAAAGACCTGGCTAAATTATCTGGTAAAACTTATCGCCCTATGGTTTCTCAAGGTGGCGGTGGAGCTCCGCCTACTGTCACACCGCCTACTGTCACAACAACAGTCTCATCTCCAAAATATACTAAAGTTGGTATTGCCTCTTCCGTTTCTGATACAGGTATGAAAGGAACAGATTGGACTGCATTAGGTGGACGAAATAATATTGATAATGCTATATTGAGTGTCTGGAATAAATTTAAATTACCTAAAGCTCCAACTTTCACAAGTGGATTGAGATCAATAGATACAAATAAAAAGGCTGGTGTAGGTGGTGTAAAAAATTCACAACATTTAAGTGGTACAGCTTTTGATTTAAGAAATAAAGATATACCCGTTGGACAAAGAGATAGTATCGCATCTGCATTACAAGGAGCTCTTGGTGGTGGTTTAAAGGTATTAAGACATAAAGAACTAGACTCTACAAGTTTCCCCCATTTTCATATGCAGCTGGCAGCTGAAGGATATAGTGGTATAGTAAATAGTCCAAAGATGTTTATGGTAGGTGAGAATGGTGAAGAATTAGTAAATGTAACTCCATTACGTTCACCATCGGATAGAACAGTTGCACTTAATAGTTTACAAAACCAAAATTTAGATGGACAAAGAATGGGTGGTGGCGGTGGCGGTACAACTGTTATAGCACCTCAATCAACTAAGGTGAGTCAATCATCAACAACTGCGGTAATGTCAGCTCCAACTGCAAAGGATTCTTTTTGGAATAATCAGGTATAATAAAGGGGGAAGTGTACCGATACGGTTTCACAAGGTATCACGGAGCTCCTGCGGAATGATACCAGCATACTAATGGTTCAACACCATTATAACAAAACACTCCCCCCTCTATCAATTACTGTTCAGCTAACTTCTTAAAGTAGTCCAAAGTAGTATCCTCTGGTGCATCAACAGACGCAATCGGATCACTAGTACTCTCTTCAATTGTTCCAACAAACTCGCCACCAGCATCATGTGCAATGACTGTATTGAAACGTGATTCAAGTTCCTGATAACTCTTAAAGTTCTCTGGAGCAAGAATACCTTGAAGTGAATGCTGTGTTTTCCACAACTCTTCAAGTTTACCATCATCACCATCTAGTAATTGAGTTGGAGCTGCAAACTCTGACTTATCATAATTTGCATAACCATCCACTTTACGAATCTTCAACTTGAAGTTAGCACCTGCCCAGAAGTCAAAAGGGTTGATAGGTGTTTCGTCTTTAAACTCTGGATTCATTACACTTTCGATTTTCTCGAAAATCTTTTTACCATAACGAAACAAAAATACCTTACCTTCGTTCTCAGCGTTCATGCTGTCTTCAATCACAAGAATATTGCTGTAGTAACTTAACTTTCGTTTTCGTTCTCTTGCAATACTCTTATCAGATTCAACACCAGAATTCCATAATGTAGTATTAGCTACTGAAACAGGGTCTTTAGTTCCACTAGGAGCATCAGACCTCGGTGTAGTCAAAGAGTTCTCAATGTACCAGCCACCTGGCCCTTTGAACCCATGAGTCCACAACCGTACCCAAGGCACATCTTCCTGTTGAGGTGCCGGAAGGAAACGGATAACGGCATAACCGTTACCAGTATTATCTTTCTCACACTTCCAAATACGGTCATCTTCGTAGGAAGGTTTCTCAGCTAGTTTCTCAACTTGCTTTGTGAGGTTTTGTAAATTGTTCATACGATTTGCTTTTAAATCTTTAAAACTACCCATTTGTATTACTCCTTATTACGTTATATTATTAAGTATCATTACAAACTATCATCACCTACATTACAAAGGAAGTTTAGAACTGCGATCTTTCATCATGTTAAGTTCATAAGCTTCTGCTTCTATCTTATCCTTAATCTGCTTGTTTAACATCTTGGCAACCATTTCAATTTCACAATCAACATCATTAGTATATTTTAAAATAGCATCCATGTATGTCATTTGTTTTTCTCTGACCATTTTATCTAATGTTTCATTAATATTAACACTCATTTGATATCCTTTACAGAGTCACAAATTTTAAGCTTCTTTGCTTCTTTTGCACTTAACCAAACATCAGTTGCTGGTAATAGATAAGACCTGATTTGTTTTTCATTTAAACCTGTACATCTTTTATAATGATTAATCATCCTTTCAGTTGTAAGTTCAAATTCTTTACCTACTGCAACAAGCTCATGTTCTTTACCCCAACTACCCCAAGAAAACTGGTGTGACATAATAGAGGTATTAGGTGTTAGAACTCTATGACCTTTTTCACCAGCTATAAACATCATAAAACCAGCAGATGCAATTTGTCCTAATCCAGTTGTATGTATCGGAATGGGACAACCTTTCATTACATCAATAACAGCAAATGCAGCGTTTAAGTCACCGCCAGGTGAGTTAATAATGATTTGCAGATACTTAGGTCTAGGTACAGTCCAGACTTTTGTTAAAATAAAGCTAATCAAATCTTTACAAGTTTCTTGACTAACCTCACTCATAAAAAGATATACACCTTTATCTTCGGGAGAGGGTTCGGACTTCTTTTCTTTATCAGACATAGGATTTTCCCTTTCCATTAAATTAATACCTGTAAGGATCAATATAAAATATATGATCCCCTATTGTAGCCACCGTCAACATTTTACGATTCCAATATGGGTCAACATCATTTCTATGATAGTGAGTAGCACCATTTAAGAAATCGTTGACCTTCCATCGTTCACCGTAGTTTTTAATGTGTACTCCCGGCAGTTCTAACATTGCCTTTGCAATAGTAACTGCAACCTTCCAAGCAATCTTATCTTTAGGTCTATCGGGTAAACCATCACAAAACCAAGAGAAATGACATTTGTTTCTAACGACTTTCCCGTTTTTCCAATTTGCCTGCTTAACAACTTTGCAGATAGTATTGGGAAACCTTTTACTGTTCATCCTATTTATAGTCACAAGAGCGACTGCAATTTGACCTTTAGTAGTTTGGTCACGGGCTTCAAAATAAATGTTTAGTGCCAAACAGGTTGTTTCCTGTTTAGTAGAAAATCCACTTAACATGAATAAAGATAGTATGAGTAATAATAGTTTCATAATGAAAAAAGGGGATGGTTGCCCATCCCCTCTCTCTTAGTTACCCCAATGTGCAGTAAGGGCTTTACGACAAGCAAAGACATCCTTTGCTCCACCAGCCAAGTCACAATCCTTAAATGCAACCTGTCCAGTAGCAGGTGAAGTGTAGATGTTTACCCAACGTGGAAGACCAGTTACATCAGCCTCTGCTCGGGTAATCTGTCTAGCATTCTTCATACCTACTTTTGGTTGACCAACAGTTTTAGTGTTACGCATAAAATAAATCTCCTAAGTTAAAATCAAGTTTCGTGATGAACTCTCATCACTTCAATATAACCATTATATCATAATGGTATTCGTTATACAAGGAAAAAGTTTCCCTTGTTCTGGAGCGGGAAAAGGGGCTCGAACCCTTAACATCCTGCTTGGCAAGCAGGTACTCTACCATTGAGCTACTCCCGCTAATAGGCGGTAGTTTTTCTGTTGCTAGGAAAACTACCAAACCCCGCTACTTAGTCAAAGACTATGCAGCAATCGCAATATCGTAATCGTTTGCGTTTGTGATTTGATTGATGTTTTACAAGGCCAACAATCATCCTTGTGCTGTCCTACACATTTCCCTCATCCTGTCGAAACCTAGTCAGCCCCATATTGTTAACTTGAGGAGTCGCTGATCCTTCCGTTATCCGATTGGTTTCACAATCGTAGTCAGCATCTAAATATGGTGGAGCTGGCGGGAATCGAACCCGCGTCCAAAATGTTTCCATGTATAGGATTATACAGCAATTCTAATAATCTCTGCTATCTCATAAATTACAACACCAAGACATACAAGTGTTACTACAAATATAGAAACCTCTACCCATTTACTAGTCATTGAAAAATCCTTCCAAAGCTTGTTTAGGTTTAACTACTTGTTTAGGCTCAATTACTGGAAACTCTGCATAAGGTGTATCATTATTTATATAATGTTCGATTAATTCCTTTGATATAAAATGATAACCATGTTTATGCATAGGAATACAATCTGGATATGTTTTAGAAATCTCCATAAGGGTTGGATGTTTCATTCCCTCTGCGATTGCTTTTGCAGATGA